GGTGCTGGTGATTGTGGAGTATCAGGATCCACATCTGGTGGTGGTAATGGTGGTTCAGGTAGAGTTGTCGTAAAAGAATTAAACAAAGCAAGTGGTGTATGGAATTTAAAAAGTCAATTAAAAGCATTGCAACAAGGAACATGGCCTAGACTTACAGCTACACCTTTTAACGCAAACTTACTTGTAATAGCAGGTGGTGGTGGAGGTGGTGTTAGAAGAGGAGCCGGAGGTGGTGCAGGTGGTTACAGATTTAATACTTCTTATCCTTTAACAATAAATACAACTTATCCAGTTACAATTGGTGGCGGAGGTGCTGGAGGTCCAAAAAGTTGTTCTGCTGGTGGTGCTCAAGGGTCTGACGGTGTAGATTCTACTTTTAATCCTGGAAGTGCTTTAACTTCTGATGGTGGTGGAGGTGGTGGTGGACAAGTTATTCCTGCACCAGCTGACCCTGGAGATGGAGGAGTAGGTGCTGGTAGACCTGGAGGTTCTGGTGGTGGAGGAAAACCAGTTGGTTCTGGTAATACGCCTCCTACTAGTCCCTCACAAGGTAATAATGGTGGATTATCAACACCTTGTTCAGAAAATAGATTAGGTGGTGGAGGTGGTGGTGCTGGTGGAGCTGGTGGCGCTGCTAACAATTCTACACCTACATCAGGGCCTGGTGGAGCAGGATCTAGTGCTTGGCCAGGAGATTCTACATTAAGAGCTGGTGGTGGTGGAGGTGGAAACTTTAGTAGTTCACCTGGTCCTGGAGGACCTGGCGGTGGTGGTGCAGGTGGACACGCAGGATCTGGAGATGGAACAGCAGGAACAGCAGCTACTGGTGGTGGTGGCGGTGGAGGCGCAGGTGCTTGTGGTGGTGGTGCAGGTGGTAATGGAGGTACTGGTGTAGTAATAGTAAAAGTTCCTTCTGCAGCTTCTTTTGCAACAAGTGTAACACCAGGAACAAATACATATACTATTGCATGTGGAGTAGGAACAGCAACATTTACAGTTAGCGGAACTATTGTCGTATCAGAATAATTTGACATTTTTTAAAATTTAAGTATATTATTTTTATGGTGGTAAGAGAAAGAATATGAATTTAACAAACTATTATTGGTATTTTCAATCAGTGATTCCAGAACGTATCTGTGATGACATTGTTCGTTATGGAAAACAACTGCAAGATGAAATGGCAATAACTGGTGGTTTTAGTAGAAGTGGAAAAAAATTAAATGCAAAACAAACAAAAGATTTAAAAAAGAAAAGAAACTCCGACATTGTTTGGATGAGTGACAGATGGATATATAAAGAAATACAGCCTTACGTTCATAAAGCAAACGCAAGTGCTGGTTGGAATTTTCAATGGGACTTTAGTGAGTCTTGTCAATTTACAAAATATACTAAAGGTCAATTTTATGATTGGCACTGTGATGGTTGGGATCAACCATATCAAAGAGAACAAGGAGATCCATCAAATGGTAAAATTAGAAAGTTATCTGTAACCGTTACACTATCTGATCCTAAAAATTATAAAGGTGGTGAATTAGAATTTGATTTTAGAAATCAAGATCCTGATAAAAAACCTAATATTAAAAAATGCACTGAAATATTACCTAAAGGATCTTTAGTTGTATTTCCTGGTTTTGTGTGGCATAGAGTATGTCCAGTAAAAAGTGGAGAAAGAAACAGTTTGGTTATTTGGAATTTAGGATGGCCTTATAAATAGGAGAAATATGAAAAAGAAAAAAAGTAAAAAAACAAAACAAGAATTAATGTTTCCAAAACAATTAGCAAGAGAAGACTTATTTAAATGTCCTATATGGTTTGGAGATGAGCCTGGATTTGTTAATGAATTAAATAATGCATCAGACTCTTATATAGAAGCAGCAAAGAAAAATTTAAAAGAAACAATAGATAAACGAAATAAAAAGTTTGGTAACAAAGGAGATATGGGACAAGTGTTTCATTCAACATCATTAATCGGTGATCCTAAATTTAAAAAATTACAAGATTATGTAGGAGCAACTGCACATAATTTATTAGTTGAAATGGGTTTTGATATGACTAATTATTCTGTATTTATTACAGAAATGTGGGTACAAGAGTTTGCTAAAAAAGGTGCTGGTCATCACACATTACACACACATTGGAATGGTCACATATCTGGTTTTTATTTTTTAAAAGCAAGTGAAGCTACGTCCATGCCATTATTTGAAGACCCTAGACCAGGTAATATTATGAATCTTTTACCAGAAGCAGATAAGACAAAAGTAACTTATGCATCATCACAAATTAATTATAAAGTACAACCAGGAAGAACAATGTTTTTTCCATCTTATATGCCTCATCAATACATAGTAGATATGGGATATGAGCCATTTAGGTTTATACATTGGAATTGTCAAGCAATACCAAAGGTAGTATTAAATGCAAAATAAAGATATGAAAAAAGCTTTTATTAAAACTATATTAGAATCTAGTCCATTAAAAACTAAACCAAATTTTATAGATAATTTTTTAAAATCTAAAATGCAATTGAAAGGTAAAAATGTCATTAAAAAAATCGGCGTTCCAAAAAAATAAATATTCTGTTTTAAAAAATGCAATCTCACCAGAGATAGCTAATTTTGTATATAATTATTTTTTAAACAAAAGAAAAGTTGCAAGGTTTTTATTTGATCAAAAATATATATCACCTTTTACAGAATACTTTGGAGTGTGGAATGATGAACAAGTACCAAATACTTATTCACATTATAGTGATATTGCAATGGAAACTTTATTAGAACAAGTAAAACCTGTTATGGAAAAACATACAAGTTTAAAACTATCTCCTACATATGCATACGCTAGAATTTATAAAAAAGGAGACGTGTTAGCTAGACACAAAGATAGATACTCTTGTGAAATATCAACAACATTAAATCTAGGTGGCGATCCATGGTCAATCTACCTAGATCCAACAGGTAACAAAGGTCAAGCTGGAATTAAAGTTGACCTTAACCCTGGAGACATGCTTATATATTCTGGTTGTGACTTAGAACATTGGCGAGAAGAGTTTACAGGTAAAGACTGTGGACAAGTATTTTTACATTATAACAAATCATCATCTAAAACAGCTAAAGAAAATTTATACGATAAGAGACCATTTTTAGGGTTGCCTGCTTGGTATAAAGGCTTTAAAATACCTAAATAATATTGTATATAATAATATGGCGGGAGATTCCACCACACCATCTCCTGCCTTATTATTAAGGTTTTTTATATGTTACAAAAAGTAAAATTTGCACCAGGATTTAATAAACAAGTTACCGGCACCGAAGGTGAAGGCCAATGGGTTAATGGTGACAATGTTAGATTTAGATATGGTTTACCTGAAAAAATAGGTGGTTGGGCTCAACTAGGTTCTGTTGAAATGACAGGACGTAACACAGCTATACATCATTTTGTAAACACATCAGGTATCAAGTATGCTGCACTTGGTGGTAGTAGTATTTTATATGCATACTCTGGTGGTATTTTTTATGACATACATCCAATTAAATCTACAACAACTTTAACATCAGCTTTCACTACAACCAACGGATCAGCAACTGTTACATTAACTTTTGCATCAGCGCATGGTATGAACAAGGGTGATATTATCTTATTAGATAATTTTACAAGTATTACTAATTCTAATTTTGCATCAGGTGATTTTACAGACATAAAATTTATGGTAGCATCAATACCAACTACCACTACTTTAACTATTACTATGGGATCTAATGAAGGTGGTTCTGGAGCAACAACTTCTGGTGGTATACGTGTGCAACACTATTATCCAGTTGGACCAGCAGTTGAAACTGCAACAACAGGTTGGGGTCTTGGATCATGGGGTGGTCAAGCACAAGGACAGTTTACATCAACACTATCATCAGGAATAAACGCATCTGTTACAAGTTTAACTTTAGCAAGTGCGAGTTCTTTTGCATCATCAGGTACAGTGCAAATTGGTTCTGAACTAATTACCTACACAGGTAACAGTGGAAACACTTTATCTGGATTAACAAGAGGTGCAACAGGAACGACAGCAGCTATACATTCATCAGGTGCAACCGTTACAGATGCATCAAATTATTTTGCATGGAACTCTGCAGCATCAGGAGATATTGTAACAGCACCAGGTTTATGGTCATTAGATAATTTAGGTAATAAACTTATTGCAACAATTAATGGTGGTGAAAGTTTTGAATGGAATTCAAACCCTACAGGTGCAACATCTACTAGAGCAACTATAATCTCAGGTGCACCTACTGCATCTGCATTTAGTTTAGTATCTACACCCGATCGTCACTTAGTATTTTTTGGAACAGAAACAACTATTGGAACTAAATCAACACAAGATCCTATGTTTGTAAGATTCTCTTCTCAAGAAGATATTAATACTTATGCACCATCAGCTACTAATACTGCAGGTACACAAAGACTTGCAGATGGATCTAAAATTGTTGGAGCTATCAGAGGTAGAGATGCTATTTATGTTTGGACTGATACTGCATTATTTATTATGCGTTTTGTTGGTCCTCCATTTACATTCTCATTCCAACAGGTTGGTACAAACTGTGGGTTGATAGGACAGAACGCAGCTGTTGAAGTTGATGGTACTGCATACTGGATGTCAGAAAATGGTTTCTTTAGATACACAGGTAAACTAGAATCATTACCATGTTTGGTT